TGCCGCGGATTTTTTTGCATCTATACCTGAGTTTTTTGATCAAAGATTGTATCAAAAAGGTTACGAAAAAAAGGGAATATTAAAAGGTTTATCTGAAATGCTTTCAGATTCTGCTGATCATATAGATATGGAAGGGTTAGCGCCCGTAAGCAGAAGAACCTTTCAGCAAGGAAAACCTGTATTATACAAAGGAGAAGAATATATTGTAGATAAAAATGGACAAGTATTTGACGGAAAAACAAATGTACTTGTTAATGACATACTTAATCCAAAAGAGGTATCCGACATAATAGTAAGGTCAAAAGACGTAACAGAAGAGGTTGCAAATTGGACAGCAGGATCTTTATTACAAGGTTCCACTCAAATGATAACAAATCTTTATGCCTTAATTAAAGCGGGGGGAAAGACAACTAAAGCATTGGGATTAAAGGGCCCTAGAGCAGGAGCTTTTGGTATGGGTATATCTTCATATGCAAGTAGCCTTACGGGTAGTGTAGAGGATGTTAGAAGCCAATTGGTTGCTTCGGGAATGTCTGAAGATGAGGCCACAGATATAGCTATTAACGCAGGGAATGCAATTGCATCTTTAGATGGTATATTTTCAGGATTAGCAGGATCAAACACAAAACTTTTGACAGGACTGCAAGGTGTAAAGCAAGAAATCATAAATCTTGCAACAACAAAGGGTAAGAAGTTTACAACTGAGCAATTAAAGAAAAAAGGGTTAGAGTTCGTTAAAGAAAGCGCAAAAGAATTAGGTATAGAAGAAATACCTGTTTTGCTTAGTGAAAGAGGTATCAATTATTTAGTAAATCAAAGTATAGGCCGAGAAGTTCTAAACCAAAGCGTCACTAAAGCTGATCTTTTAGAAACAGCCGTTCTAACTATTGGAGCAACTTCTGGTCTTGGTGGTAGAAAATTACTTGGTGGAAACAGAAGAGCTGACTTTGTTAGAGTTATAGGAAAAGATATAGATAATCTTCAAGGAACTCTTAATGAGTTGGTTTTAAATAAAGAGCTTACAAAAGACCAAGCCTACAATGCATATAATGAAATATATAACATGCAGGCAGGCGAGCTCAAAACAAAAGGAACTATCCTAATGTCTCAAAACGTAGAGGAGGCAGCAGATCTTTTGACGCAAAGAGAAAAGCTAACACAACAAAGAGAGGGTTTAGAAGGACCTCTAAAGGAAGATATTGATAAAAGAATTACAGATGTTGATGAGCAGATAAAAGCACTTAAGCAGAGAGATGTAAGTGAAGCTCAGGCAATCATTGATAAAGAAAATAATGTAGAATCTAAAACAGAACAAGATGCCAGTACGGAGCAAATCACAATGGAGGAAACTAGCGCAGACACAACCCAAGATACTGAAGAGGTGGTTGAAGGAGTACCCGGCACAGTACGAGAGTCTACCAGAGAGACTGACACCGAAGTCCAAACCACTCCTGACCAAGAGGCGCAGACAGAAATCAATTCTTTAACTGATACAGAGCAAGACACAGAGATGAGTGTGAACACAGATAGAGTTAACTCTATTGTGGATGGAATCATCGAAAAGACTCGAGGACGAGGTAAGAGAAGAGGAGATAAGGACAATAGATTATCAGAGCAAAAAAATGCTTTAAACTATTTAGAAGGATCACAGGTGTTTAATGAGCAAATGAATGATAGCGAAAGAGAAGCTGTTGTTCAGGATTTAAACAAGAAGCTTGGATTAGAGATTCCTTCTCCAACCAAAAGACAAATAGACGCAAAGAAAAAGAAGGATAAAAAGTTTGTAAAAGTTGATGAGTACGCAGCTCTAAAAGACCAAATAAAACTCGAGGCAAAAGCTGCTCGTGATGCAAAGAAAGACCAAACAACTAGAAGAAAATCCTTATATGAGTCTATAAAGAATGTTAGGAAGATGGGCAACATTAGTCTGAATAAGGCTAAGCAACTTATAAAGCAGGTTTCTACAGTTAACCTGAATAACGCCAAAAAAGTACAAGAGGTTATAGACTATGTAGAAAATGCAGCCAACAATGCTGAGTACGAAGCAAAAGTAAAAAAAGCAAAAGTTATTCAAAAAGCCATAAAGAAAAGCGCTAAAGGCAAAGAAGCAACATTGTCTGATGCAGCATTGCAGTTTGCAAAAGTAAACCCATCTACTGTAACTGATATTGATGCGTATCTTGAAAATGCACAATCCGTAAAAGATGGTCTACAAAAAACAAAGAAAACTAAAGGAGGTCTCAAAGTAGCCAAACCTTTTGATGTTGCAAAAATTGATCAGTATAGTAAAACTGAAATAGAAAACGAAGCCAAAAAGAACTTTCAGCTTGCAAAAGAGTCGTTTGAGGAGCTCACAGGAACAGATCCTGGTGATCTTACATTAGAACAAATAAAAGACGTTTTAAACACCTACGAAACAACTCCTGAAAAAAGAGCAGATTTTGAAAAAGAAAACGCAGAAGTAATTGATAAGGCTGTAAATAACGCCTTCAATAACACTAAGATTAATATTAAAGGAAGTATTGAGAGTGGAGACTTGCAGTTAGATGGTGAAAAGAAAGCTTTGATTAGAGGTTTTTTGAATATGGATTTAAGTGTGTTTAATACTTCTCAAAAAATGGCTGTATTAGATGCGATTGTAAACTTTGAGATGAATCAGTCTACAGGCGGTATGCAATCTATATTAAGCCAATACAAGGGTGATAAAGGAATGAAGACCTTGAAAAAAGACGGCATAAAATCTATAGAAAAAAGCAGTTGGCTTGGAAGGACTTGGAATAAATATATAGCTACCCTTCCAAATGTATTTGACCTTATGTTTAAATCACAAGCAAAGGCCAACAAAGTTATGAAGGAAATGGGCTTTACAGACCTTGTAAATGGAGCTAACAAAGCCAACAAACAAGCCTCTGTGGTTGAAAAAGACTATGCAAAAGCTTTTGATAAAAAGAAAATGCGTGAAGGAAAATACTTTGATGAAAAGAATGATATCGAAAGAGGTATTTTAGCTGAGGTTAGAAGGGTTGCTCCTGGAACTGAAGCAGAGCAACAAGCTGAGTTTGAAACAAGTAAAGGGTTGGTAAAAGAAACATATGAAAGATTACTTAACAGCAAAGATCCTTCAAATCAAAAAAAGGGCGAGGTAATAAAAGAGGTTTATGACAAGATATTAGCTGACGCTGAAACTATAAACGATGTAGAGAGTAAAGTTGATCCTGTAAACCTTGAAGGTGTAAATTACATTACTGAGGTTTGGGCAAATGAGTATGAAGCGTTGGCAGATATATCTTTAAATATATACAACAGAAACTTAGGAAAAGATATAAACTATACCCCTAGAAGTGTTCAGAAGCTTCAAGCTGAAGACAAGCCTATAGATATTACAGAACCTGCGTTTAACCCAGATATGCAGAAAAGAGGTGTTTATGACAAAGAAACGGGAGTAATTAAACCAACTACCAAACCCAAAACACTACCAAAAGGAAGGGTTCTTAATTTAGGATTTGACAGACAAAACCTAACAAATTACAAGGCAGCAATGACCGATGTATATACAGCTCCGTCAATACAACAGATACAAGGCGCTAGAGATTCCGATGCATATAACGATGTTTTGCCAAATGAAAACTCAAGAGAGGTTATTCAGGATAGAATAAATAATTATATAGCAAGTATTAGAGGTGTAACTCAGTTCGAAAAAGAACAAAGGGAGAATAAGATGCTTGTAAAAGCTATGGATAAGATAGCTACATTTGGTGTTGTTAGGGCGTTAGGAGGTTTAACTCAGCCGTTAAAGCAAATGGTTCCTATTTTCAATACAGCAGTAAATGCGGGTGTTGTAAACACATTAAAAGGAGTTCAGTTAATTACACAAAAAGAAGTAAATGATGCTATAAACAATTCAGGAATGCCTATTGCAAATAGAGGTGTTCAGTCTCAATCAGACATAGAATCAGTAGATAGTAAAATTGAAAATGTTACTAGAGGAATAGGAGGCAAGATTGTAAAGGGTTTTGATAACGCAAATAAAAAGCTTTTAGATGCTACTCTTGTAAAACCTGATGTTGGAACAGCAAGAGCTTCTTTTATAGCGTATTACATAGAATCAGAAGCAAAAAGAGGAGTTCCTTCTAACGAAATAGATTGGACTAAGCCATTAAATCAGGAGTCATTAAACTTCGCTCAACAACAGGTAGATAGACAGCAAAATGCTTCTGACCAAAACCTTCAAGGTGGGTTGTTTACGAGTCAAAACTTTACAACTCAGTTCATAAGAAAGACAGCGTTTCCTTTTGCAAATTTCCTATTAAATCAAAAAACAAGAATGTACGCAGATATTAATACTTTAATAAACAATCCAACAGCTCTTCCGGGTGATAAGAAAAGAGCGGCCAAATCTTTAGCAGGATTAGGAGTTGAGACAGCTGTGTTTAATTTGTTAGGACTTGGAATATCGTCTATGCTTGCACAGGCCACTCAATCTATTGTTGGTGAGGACGAGGATGATAAGAGACCTCAATGGGAAAAAGATATGATAGCTAGAGAAGAGGGTGATAAAAGAATTAGAAATCAGGTTAGAGGTAGACTTGGAAACGTATTAAATGATGTAATCAATCCACTACCTATTACCAATGATCAAGTTTTAAACTCAGCTAATTCTTTAATAGGATTATTTCAAGACGGAGAAAAAGATGGAGATGCATTTAAGTTTTTTGCAAAAACCGACAAAGGAATGTTAGAGCAATTAGGTGTGTTGGGTATTGGAGGAACAAAAGCAAAGCAGTTAGTAGAAATGATAAAAATTTCTCAAACAGGAGAGTTTAAAAACTATTATGGATCAACCACAAAGCTTAGCAAAAGCGCGCAAGAAAAAGTGGGGAATACTGCTATTATTTATGCGTTACATTTAGCGGGCGCTATCCCATTCTCAGAAGTTGGATACATGTCTGAAAGAGCTCTAAGAGACATAAAGAAAATGAAGGAAGCTAAACCTGAAAAGTTTAAGGAAGAAAAAGACACAAGAAAAACTTTAGACGATGTTGGAAAAAAGAAAGGGTCTAAAATAATTAAATCTAGCAAACTAGGAAAAGGCAAGCTTTAATCTTTTTGTTTATCTAAAAGCTGTTGAAGCTTTCTAATTAATTTGAAGTTTGGTTTTTTCTTTAACTTCTCTTCAAGTATTTGTTTTTTAATGTGATCTTTCATTTTCTATTTCTTTTTGTAAACATGCTAATGCACGCCACGCTACTTTTGCGGTATGACGAATTCCATCACTATCTATTGTTCCTGCATCAATCAAATGTCTAGCAAGAGCATCATAATCATCATTAGATTTATTACGATCCCAATGCAATGGCTTATCAGGGTGGTGTTGTTTGTTTCCTTGTAAGGAAACTCTTGAAACTTCCATTAATGCATCTGGGAAATACTTAATAACGCCTGTAAATACAGGTCGATTTTTTCTTTCTTCTGCGTTCATTAAAATGCCATTCCAACTAATAACATTCCGTATAAAACTCCCGCTGACATTGTCAGTATCATAGACCATACTAATACGGCCAACCAATTTATTTTCTTCATAATTAAAATATGTGCGTTAATCGAGCAACTTGCCCGTGTTGTTTTGAATGAATAAAGCCTTCAATAGCTTTAACCCCACCAATACCGTATCCATTACGATGATGCCAGGAATCTGTTCCGCTTGGTGATCGTAAGCTTTCTACAGTTATTCCATGAAAGTCTTTGCTTGTTTTGTGGTGTACATGGTGAGTGTACACATACCTGTGTTTTGTTTCAGCCCACTCTTGAGCAAACTCATTGGCCATTATAAGTGGCAAGTCAGGAATCTTAGCCCCATCCCCATGTGTAGTTCCGATAAGGTTTTTGTCATACTTAAATGCTTTCCTGTGCGCTATCGAACAATCAAATGTTATGTTCTTGCATTTTCTAAACCAAGACTGTATTGAGTCAGAAAGCATAAATCCTGACATATAATCGTGATTACTAGGATTGTAGACAAAGTGCACATCAGCTACGCTAATCAGCATTTCAAGTATATCAACATAAAGTTTTTTAGCTATCATAAAGTTTTCATACCACATACCATCTGTATCCTGTGGAGTTCCTGCTGTAGTAGCTCTTTTAGGTGTATCAACGTGAAGTATGTCGTTTCCTCCAACAAAAAGTATCTTATCTATATTAAATCCTTGAGCTTTATTTAAAATGCCTTCAACACCTTCCTTAACTCTTTTTACAGCAATTTGCGAATTGTATTCTTCTCCTGTTTCAAAGGCAGAGCAAAGCTTGCCGATGTGAATATCAGCAGGATCAATTACAAGTAAGTGTCCTTTGTTTAGTTTCTTGCGCTTTATTTTGTGGTATTTAGGCGAGTGTTTGTCCATCGCCTTAATGATGTCGTCTCTCAGTTCTTCTGGAGATACACCTTTGTTTTTTACATGAAGAGAAAAGTGTTTACCTTTATACCAATAGTGATTTACTTCATCCATTGGGATACCTGAGGTTTCGCATTCTTTTTGAAGAGCTCGGTGTTTGGTAATTAATGCATACTCCTCTTCACTTAATCGAGGTCTATATTTCATCGTCTGCTAGTTTTTGTGTATCCCTTAGAACTTGATGTAGCTCTTTGATTGCAACTCTTAGAGCGTCATCATCTTCGTCCATCAAGGATTCGTAAACATCGTCAGTCAATGAATTGATTTGCTTCATCAAAATATTGATGAAGTTGATCGAATTGTGGTTGTTTTTTTGGATAGCCATTCATTGATTGTTTCTTAAAATTATGAATAATAAATAAGAAATCAATAAAAAGTTATTAACTATCCATGTGATATATCAAACTTTTACCTACTTCCTTATCAATCTTTGAAATAGCCCTGTATATTAATCTTGATCGTTTTTTTGTGTTTTCACGCTCGGTTTTATTGCTATCTGTACCCATGTTTGTGTACATAGTGCAGTCTATACGCAAAAGCTCGTCTATTTTTTTTCTGTTTGACCAAGATTTAAAATCTAAAATCTTATCAATATCATTATAATTATACATAATCTTCTTGTTTTTCTAATGTTAATAACTCTTTCTTTAATTCATTTATTTTTTCGCGAATCCTAGCTTTTCTACCATCTAGCCCACCGACTGCAGCTAAACACTCTAAATAATTTTCTTTAAATTTTGGATCTACATCCATCAGGCTATTTGTAGTATTAACGCCAAAAAGCACAGTCGCATGGTCTTTATTAAACATAGAGCCAATTTTTGCATATGAATAACCTTTCACAACTCTAAATATCTTATAAGCAATTCTTCTAGCGTCAACATATTCTCTTTTCCTGGTTTTGCTTATATAAAAATCTTCAATTCCTGTAGATGCTCCTACAGCTTTCATAATTAATATATCTTCACCTTTCAGCTTTCCATTGGGTTTAATTTTCATTTAATGTATTTATTAAGGTTAATATAATCTAAATATTTATCCACATCTATTTGCTTAATATCTATAAGCACTATAGGCGAATCACTTGTTTCTCTAAAATAATCTACTAAAAAGAAAACAGGGTTATCATTACTGTCGTTTACATGCCCCGCAATGTTTTTCATTCTACCCTTGGTATGGTCTAAGCCAAACATCTCATCTATTTTGGTTGCTATCCTTACTGATACTCCGTTTTTAAATCTGTTGATTTGTTTGATAAAATACTCATCTAATTCAAACTCCTCCTCTGTATACTTCTGTTTTAATTCCATGTTCTTTAAGTTCTTTAATTCTATATTGTTGTATTGCAGACACCTTGCCTGCAGGTTTTTTAATCTCAGAAAACAAGACATCTGAGTCTTGAGGTATTGCTATTAAATCAGGTATACCGTTTTTGTTGGTTTTAATCAACTTAATAACATAATATCCCTGGGCTTCTAGCTCCTTAATTCTTTTTGCTTGTATTTGCTGTTCTGTCATTAAAATTTATTTAACTCCCCTATTGTAAGCACAGTTGCGTTTGCTTTTTTAAATTTAAACTTATCAAAGTCAGTTCCTTTAGATATAAATGTTCCTTTTTTAAAGAAATCATCACAAGATATCCAACCTAAAATCCAACCCTTTGAAAAATCATTTGTTATTCTCAAAAAAATATAATAATCTGCTTTCTGTTTATGAACTCCATTTAAATCGTGTGAATTTACTGTACACCAATAATCTTCTTTAGGTTTAAACTTGCAACTTATTGTTTTTACTTCTAGCCTTTTATTTTTTTTTGACATCAAATCAAAATCAAAATCATCAACGTCTTTTTGCAGAGAGAGGTAATCCATTATTATCTTTTCTCCAATATATCCAACCAATATTCTATGCCTTTCAGATCCAAACTTGTTTAAATCTAAATTATCTTTAGATATGACCTTACTTAATTTTTGTTTAGCATATTTAATTGCTTCCTCAGTTATGATTATCTCAATCATAAAAATTATATTTAAATTAAAGTTAATAAATCTTTTTTAAAGTGTCTAAGTGTGTAGTCTTTTTTCTTTGTAACGGCCTTGTATATATCTGGTTCTATACCGTTTCGTGTGAACACCCAATAGACGTTATTCTTTAGTCTGTTTTTAGTTGTCATTCTGTCTCTTGATTGCCAATAGCTTGTAGCGCTAAAGTCAATATTGTAATATACAAGACAATCTGCTTCTTTTAGGGATATACCCTCTCTGCCGCTAACTATTTGAAGCGCAATGTTTTTATCTGTGTTGTTAAAATCTTCTAACGTGTTGCAAATTTGCTCTCCATAAACTTCTTTTAGTGCGTTGTATTCTTCTTTAAACTTGTAGAAGATTGCGATCTTTTTACCCTTGAATGTTCGCTTGATATATTCGGCTTTGAATGTGCTTAACACCATTGAGTTTCCGCTTTCAAACTTTACAGTACCACTATACATTTGGTGAAGCTTCTGCATAAGCTTTACACTTGTGTCTGCAAGTATTACTTCATCTGCACCCTCAACAACTAAGTCTCTTTTGAGATCGCTACACATTTTGTATATAAAGTCAGGTGCATCTACACGCAATACCTTTTCTTGTATTGTGGTTTCAAAACCCGCTTCTTTTTGTGTGTATGATATCATGTATGGTTGCATCTCATGCAATACGGTTTCTTTTGCATTGCTGTAATCATTGATCATAAATCCATTGATTTTTCTTTGAGTAACATTCACATGCTCTATCGCAAACTTATAGAATGTACTATAATTGTTGAAAGGATTGCTCGGTATACCAAACACCTGGTGGTACATTTGACTGAACGACTCAGGTGTTGGTGTTCCCGATAACAAAACTACATATGGGTTGTTGGTTAGTATGAGAGACTTGACTTGCTTAGCTCTCTTATTGGGTTTAGGGAAAGCTCCCATGCTGTGCGCTTCATCACACACAATAGCATCCCAACCTCTTTGCTTAATCTTATGTAGACTTTCGTAGTTTATAACAAAAATGTTATAACTAGGGTTTAGCATACTGTAGTCAGCTTCAATACTGCCTATTGCCTTCTTCTTTGTAATGAATAATACATTGTTCACACTCATCATTTTGTTCAGGCATCCGAGTGAGGTAAGTGTCTTGCCTGTTCTTACTTCCATTGACAGGTAAAGGAACCTATGCTTTGAAAGCACTTCTACTGACTTCTCAATAATTTGTTTTTGGTAATCTCTAAATTGTATCATATTTGTGTCTAATTTCCATTAATGCTTGACATCTTTCATAATCTTCTTCTTCTTCGAAATAAGAAATCAAATCATCAATAACATGTATTGTGATAGGTTTTGTTATGTCGTGGATAAAGAAGCTTGTGTCGGTAATTGCAAGCTCGGAAAAAGGCACTTTGTAAATCACTATGTCATAGGAATTTAGCATCCCAAAATGTAATTGATCATGTTCATCATACATTTCCATAGCGTTTTCTTAGATAAGCATAAACCTCGGGAAGTTTTTCCATGGCGTGGTTTTGTTTTTTATACACCACTTCTCCTACGGTTTCTTTGCTATACAAAGTTACGCCTTTTTCTTTATCATATTTTGAGGGCTTCCCATCTGTAGAGATACCTCCCTTTCTAATTGCTATTCTACAATTACCGATGTTATCCTCTGGCTTTATGTATACTTGAAAATCGTTTTCAATACACCATTTAAAATTATGATAATCCACAGTATCCACTATCACATTCGTTATCCTCGGTTCTTACAAGTTTTCCGCCCGATAAACTATTTACTGTTTTCATTTTAAAATGGTATTTGTTCGTCTAAAAATTGTTTAGATATTTTTTCTATTTGTTGTTTGGTTAAAAATATAATCCATCTTCCGTTCAGGTCTCTTCCTTCATCAGGCTTGAATCCTGTCTTGTATAAAGCAAATGAATTTAACCAACGATAAAACTCTGTACGAGATATTGTACGTTTTGCTTTAGGCGCAAAATCAGGATTGTCTGCAATAAACTCGATGTAAAGATCGTTTTTGTAAATCTTTTCATCATATTTAATTGATTCATTTGTATTGTCATTTCCAATCAAGCCACACCACTCTATAAACTCGTGAGAAGTATCTGCAGAAAGCTTTCGAATTGTAAGGTTTTTGAAGTTTGCTTTGATGAGTCCATTTGTCAAATAAAACATAAGGTTTTCAACCATGTAGTTGTCAAACGCACACCACTCTTCTTCATTCCATTCTGAAAACAAAAGTTTTCCAAACTCTACTAGAGGTGTAAATTCTTTGGTATAGAACTGCTTGAACTCCAACTCCCACTTTCTTCTTTCAAAAGAATTACCCCTGCCTTTTATTGCGTAGTTAGTTGTAATAGCAACCTTTGGAGACTTACTGAACGGTATCTTGATTGCGTCTTTGTTTTTCTTTTCAAGCGTAAGTCCTTCAGTAACAACACTAAACAGTCTTTCAAAATCAAAATGCTTTTTGACATCATCAAAGCAAAGTACCTGGGTATCAGCTGAAACAAGCTGATAAGCAAAGCTTTTCTCAAAATTAAAAGCCTTGCCATCTATGACGACAAGCTTTTTCATCTGAGACAAAGCATTGATAAACAATCCCTTACCAGTTCCTCCCTCAGGGTCATCAGATATAACTTCATCATTTAAAATAATAGCAGGGCAGTATGAAAGATTTTTATATGCGTGTAACATATATCCTATTGTGCTTCGCATTGACTTGATTGTTTGTTTATTGTCTCCTGCAATGTTTGAAATAAATGTCTTGTAGTCACAATTAAAAGACTCGCACATTTCAAAGTCACGATCAATAACCTGATCCTTCCAAACATAACCACCTAAATCAAGATAGTCAATAGTGGTTTTCTTGTCTTTTGTGACCTTAACAGCACAGTTTCTATAATACAGATAGGCCGTGTCTTTATCGTCTTCAATAAAGTAAACATCAACCGTTCCAAGTAACGATAGAAACTCTTCACGAAAGAACCTAGTCTTGTCTGCAAAGTAATTATAAACAGACATATCATCTAGGTCCTCCAGATAACCAAGCACAAAGTCCTTAATCTCTTCTTCTGTTGTGTGGTCGATTAAATTATTTGTAACACGAACAAATATAAAGTTCTTACTTCCTTGTGGAGCAAACTTGTAGAAGCCATGGTCCTCCAGGAACTGCCTAAACAAATAATGTATTATAGTTATAACTCCCTTTTCACTCTTGTTCCAAAACCTTTTCTCGCTTTCGTCTTCTTCTATTGAAATAATAACAGAGTCTATTACAGCGTCCTCAATTTGAGAGTCAGCTAATTGAGAACGGATTTCTTTTTTTGATACACCTCTTTTTAGTTTCATTCTAACTTGATTCACTCTATCTTCATCTTCATAATACTTTGAACCAAAGTTTTGTGTTTGAGTATATGCTGAGTTTATTGTTTGCTTAATCTCTTCCAAACTAAATCCCTGTGTCTCAAACTGAGACATAATGTATTCAGCTAAAGACTTGTTCACGCCATAATCATTAAAAGCTGCTGCGAGTATGTATACATTGTTGTTTCTTTCTCCCTCAACCAACCCATACTTCTTTGTCCACCACCTCATTAATATGTCAACAATTTTGTTTTCATCTGTAACGGGTATTGTAGGTCGTGAAGAATATTTATCTACAACCTTAAACTCTTGCTCCTCTATCTTAGTCCAAAGGTGTGAGTTTACATTTACATGAATCAGAGGGTCGTAAGACTCATAGCAAACCCTTGATATGTTTTTACTTGTCTTATCAAAGTATTGTGAATTGAAATACTTATCTAAAGACATGAAATAATTTTTATGGTTCTGTGGATCCTTAGGTATTTTGACAATAGCTTTTAATCCGTTGCCACTTGGAGACACAAATAAAGAATAAACGTACCTGTCTTTTGATAATCGCTCTTTTTCAGACATCATATCTTTCTTGGTCTTGTAGCCATCAAAGTCTAAACAAATAAACCCTGAGTGCTCAATCAAGCTATCATCATTTCTTTTATTGAATATACCTGAGAAACAAATCGCGGGTAAATTCTTTTTAAGCTCCTGGCGAACCTCTTTGTTCTTTTCGGAACGTATTTGTTTGATTAACTCTTTAGACTTCCCTTCCTTTATCCTGTCTAGTATAGATTCGAGGTCACGGAAGAAAGGAGTTGAGGTGTCTTTTATGTTTCTAAATATAGTGACTTGATTTATTTCCATGTCGATTTTATTTTGCTATATACTATATATATATTTTATTTAACTTAATTTTTATTTTGCCATATCTAAGGAAAATAATTGACATTTTCAACATAGATAATAGAAAAGAAAAGAAAAGGGGTGCTAGACCCCTCGTCTCTTCGTTATGAACAACAATTAGAAAGGTAAATCCTCTTTAACAGCCTCTTCCTCAGCTTGCTCTGTTTCCCTTTTCTTAGGAACAAACTGATCCAATTCAATGTATGGTTTACCTGATTGACTGTTAAGTACATTTAGGTTTACCCATCCATTCTTTTGATTGGTTTTTAAAAATGTAATAGCTTCATCTACTTTTACACTTATGTTTCCGATTACAAAATCGGGTGCATTCTCTCTTCTTTTGAAAAGAAAACCATCTGCAAATACTTTGTCTTTTGACATATTTATAGTATTAATTTTGAGTGCTGAGTTGGAGCAGCACACCTGACTCCTTAATTATTAGTGTGAACAATTTAAAATTCTTCACGCTCTATATACTGTGTAATGTCTTCTGCTGAGTCTTCAGAAAAGAACGTCTTATATACCTCAATAGCTTTCAAAACCTTGTCTCTGCCTCTCAGTATAGTATCAGAAGATGGCTTAGCTATCTTAAGTTTCAATGTAGTTTTATCTATAATGTAAAACTCCACAGGTTTACCGAACAGCTGTTCGTATATATATGCCTGGCTGTCGTAGTTGTAGTCGTTAGCACTCCACTTAAAATTATCGACATTACCTGATGTTTTGATGTCAATTACTTTAGTATCTGTAACGATGTCGGCCTTACCTTTCCATTCCATACCAAAGATAGTAGCAATAGCGGGTTTCTCGTACTCGTTACCTTCTGCATATATGTCTGTATACATTTCAAAGTTAGACTTCATAGCGTCAACCAATACGTTAATCTTGTCTACCTCTTTATTAAGTAGTACATCGTATGGATCAAGATTGTTGTCATCGATGTATTCTTTAAAACCTTTGGTGGATCTACTAGAAACATCCATTACATTATATTTATCTAACTTATCTGGCTCTAACATGGCCGTATGAAAATAGCTACCCTCTAATAAGGGTAGACTTTTTTCTTTCTGTCTAAACTTTCTAGGATTTTTAAGCAAGCTATAAATATCCGAATTAGATAAGTACTTTTTTCCGTACTCGCCATAGTAATCACTATCGTTTCTGAGTTTCTCTAATATACTACTTGACATAAGCTCCTAGTTCTTTTTTGAGAGCCGTAGGCACTATGTACTTTTGCTCAATAGTTTTGATAGTGGTGGAGAAAGGTTCATTACTCTTGCTCTTTACATAGTCAACCACACTATTCCAATTAGCGTGTGTCTTTTTTAGTGTGTCTTTCTCTTTAGGTGTAACTGCAGGAGCTGTCTCACTCACATCTACAAGGTCTTCGCCTGCCCATAAAGACAAACCTAATCCGTGCATACCAATAGCCTTTACTGTGCTGCGCTGAATTGTCTTGTTTACAGCAAAAGAAGTTACCTTATCCATTGTTAGCGATTGATTGTTGTGCCCCATAATTGGAAGATAATCAATGTGCTCTATTTCGTTTATTGTAACACCCACCTTTACATATGCCGTGTTGCCGTCTGTGAAATAGTTTAGGCCTGTGTGTTCGCTTTCATACACAGTTCTGTTTGCATCGGGGTATTTGTCTTTTACGATTGCCCAGGCATACGCCCACGACAAGTAATCGAATCTTCCCTTTTTCTCTACCTTACCTTTTACATTGATTGCGGTAAGCTCTTTAAATGTTGATTTTGTGTTTCCCATTTTTACTTATTTAAATTACTATACTTATTAATTAAAAATTCTCTTCGATTTTTTAAAGCTTCGAAATGCTTTTTGTTGTTTCTACTATTTACTTCTCCTTGAATTTCTGTGTTTATTTTATCTATTTGTTCTTTGTATGTGTTTTGCAGCACAATTTGAACACCTTTTTTAAATCCATTTTGGAGAAACTCATAGTATTGTTCATCAGTTATTTCCTTGTAGTTCATGCCTGCCTTGCGAGTGTTGTATATTTTTATTTTATCATCTCTTTTAGCTATTCTTATACCTTTATATAAGTATGCCTCTTCAAAGGATGAGCTTACATTCGCAGCTTTGTTTTCTGTAGTGGCTTCGTACCACAAGGTTTCCAAACTATGTTCAAACATAGCTTTCCTCTAACGAACACTCATTGACACCTCTGCTAATAAAGTCATTAGCATCTACATCATTGTCTTCTTGAATTTTCTCGATCCCGTATTGTACACCTGCTCGTGCTATTTCATAGCCGTTCTCTGCCATCAAATCAACAATCTGAACAACAGTCATAGGCCTTTGGTAACAAAGCGCATACAATAGAAATCTTGCTGTAGAAAATTTAGCTGACCTGTTTTTTTGAAACAGCTTTTCTTTAGATACGCCTGTCTCTTTACAAACGTAGTCAACGTAACGATTAAATATTCCTCTTTTCATTTTTAGATTTTGATAAATTAAACTTAGTTTCCTTAGCTCCTCCAAATATTTCACCCCACGCTGTAAATATCTCATTCAATACTAAGCGCTGTTGGTTGTGATGATACTCAGCAGCCTGGTATTCATCGTCAATAAATGATGCTAATGTTTCTGATTGTCGTTCACGTTCTCGGTTGAACATTTCTTTTGATTTTCCCATGATGATTAAATTAAATTGTGTTTGTAAAAATAATAATAATTTATTTATTATGCAACTTTTATTTGTTTTTTTTTAATGAAAAACTAACCCAACCTTGTTTGTTTGGTTGAACCATTTAGTTGCGTAAAGGTCTGTGTCTGAAGCATCTACATATCCTGCATCTTTCAAACTCTCCTTACTATCAAATATTTTAGTGTGTCTGTCCACTTCTTTATTTATCATATGTTTTTGTTTCCCTGAATCACTAAATATTATATCATAGTTCTCAGGAAGATCAGCCTTGTACATCATATCGACCATGTTTGTGTAGCTATAAAATCGTACATTTAGATTTGCCTTTGCAATTGTTATCCACTTGGCTAGATAACTCCTGGAATAGTAGTCACCACTATCGTGTACCCTTACATAATCAGGGCGTTTCTTTTCTATCTCAGTATTCATAGCGTCAATAAACTCTAGCGTCTTACTTAGTTGATACCTCTTCTCAAATGCAGGTTGCACGTTGCTCCAAACGTACGCACCTTTCTTTGCATAGCAGAACTTGACACACTCGTCAGCCATAGGGCATGTAAGCTTGCCGCTTGCTGACTTGTATGCAGGTATTCCAAAATTAAAAACCCTCAAATTGAGGGCTTTACTTGTTTTCTTTAACTTACTGTTTTGTGTTAATAGATTCATATCTCCATGTTTTTTATTTTAAATTATTGTCCATTGTTTTGCCATTGCATTAGCAATACCTGGGAAAGTTTTGCTTCTTACCTTTGACCTTTCCTGTTTACTCATTCCCCAAGCTTTAGAGTACCAAGCGGGCATTGTTTTACCACTATCAAACCTTACTCTTGGTTCAGGAGTCACAACATTTGTGGCTTTCAAATCAGGTAGGTTTTTTAGCCAAAGACATGTTCTTTTTTCATATGGATCACCAAACTCATAAGGTTGAATTATTTGGTTTGGCTTTCTGTATTTAGAACTCATTATACCCACAGGGTTTTCTACTGCTATTTTATCTATAGGAGCATTAATAAGCTTCATGAAAAAGTCTATGCCTTGTTGTTGTCTTCCGTCTTTTTGTTTTTGCTCGAACCATCTTGCGCCACTAGAAGCTAAATGAGTGCACGGTGGAAACGCAATCATCATATCATATTGATAATTATATGCATGAGATATTACATCTCCTTTTATGTGCCACTCAGGATGCCCCCCACTACAGTCAAGTATATCGCAACTATATGCTTCATGACCAAGTTTTCTAAGGGCTTTAGTTACTGTTTGGCTTTCCTCGCAAGCTACTAAAACTACCATGATGATTGATAATAGTAACTTACAGACCAATCTTCTTCTTTGTTTATCTCCTCTTCTAAAACCCTGACTGTGTCTGCTAGGTCGGCATAGTAATAGTCATCGACCTCACTTGAACCAAAAAAGAACCCCTGTGTTGGCGCTAATAACTCTGGAGTCTTGTTGATTACTACTTGCTCGCATAGATTTTTTAGCTCTATCAGTTTATCTATTTCTACATAAGCTTTCTGACATTGGTCTATTCCGTCTTGACAGTTTTTTACAAACCAACCATGAATGGCGTTTGCTTTTCTCCAATACATAACCTCTTCAACCACTCCAGATATTCTATCAGTTTTGATTGATGGGTGGAGTTCTCCACCTTTTTTAACATTTACTTCATGCCTTTCTTCAGGCGTTTGATGATCCCATTTTTTGACATAAGTTTCTTTTGTCAAATACATGTCTAATCCCATAATAATTAAATTTAAAGTTAATAAAATCCCCGAAGGGAGCCGTCTTTCCGTGCTGTCAGTCTTGTTGTAATTTGTTGGATTATGAGTACAAATATCTATTAGCGCACTCCAACTTTGACTCACGCATTACAACGGCCTACATTAGCGACAACTAAGGATTTTTATTGTGCATCTAATAGTTGTATTGTTACGTTTTCCCATTTACCCCCACGCATACTTTCGTTTACAAGGAAGTCTATTCTCATAGTCCAACGCTTATTCATTCTGTCCTGTACAGTATACACTCCATTCATTTGGCCTGCACCTGTTATCATAACCTTACATCCAAACACAAACCCCAATGGCTCAAGGTCACGAGATACTGCGATCCACCTATGCCCCGCGGGGTTGTTTGGGTTGATGTGTTTGCCACTTGCTGTAACAAATGGCGTGCTATCTGTCTGCTCTTCTACTGCGTGGTAGATAGTAGCAGTTACTTGTTCTCCCATTTTGGGAACTTCCATGATGAGTGTGAACAATCCTAATATCATTACTGTCTTCATAATTCTAAAAATTTATTTCTTTCCCATTTCTTGTGTCTTTGTTTTAGTTTATCTACTGCTATTCTAAAGTCCTTGTGCAAGAACTCTTCTAATATATAGTCTAGGTAGTATCCTCTCTTGTAGTTTCCCTGACCGTTACTATAATCCTCTTTTAAAAGAGTAACATAACCATATCCATAAACTTTTTCTCTATACTCATCAAGCATGTCACCTGTGAGCTCATCCCATTTTTTAGTACTCCACTCAGGAAGATCCCATTCCATTTCTCTGTAGAAGTCTCCGTTTTCAGCCTTCCATATAGCACCATACCCCTGCTCTTCTTCCCACTCATAATAGAAGCTAGGTATATCTTCCATCAGCATTCGAAAGATTTCTTCATTCGGAGGAGACCAAGCCGTTTGAAAGGTATAACCACCATCCTCATAGCTTGTCTTATAACAACCCCACTTAGTTCCCCACTCTCGACTAGCCCATGTGTACCAATCGGAAGTACCGTACTTTTCTGTTAGTCTGTCATGTTCCTCCTGAGATATTGTCTTACCCATTCTCTGAGGGCTTGTTGTTCCTACTAGTTCTTCTGGCATTGGCTTGTAGTATCTACACAGCCCTACTTTAGCAATCTCTGCTAGTTTATCGGCATACTTTTCTTCAACCGATATAAAATTGAATACGTGATTCGGCATATCTATTTAATTTTATTTTTATTTTTATTATACTCGTACTGCTTTTAAAATTGTTTTCATAAGTGTCCTCCTATTTTTAGTTCGTCACATTCGTACCTCCATTCAGAGTCTTGGTCTTTGTCTATCCAGTCCCCACTATCCATTCCAAGTCCGAAGATGAATTCAGATTCGTTTATCTTGTGGTCTATGTCATCAACCCATAGGTCTTCGTTGTCTATAAGATAGTCTGATATATAATCTTCTGCATTAGCACCCTTTGGTGCATTGTACTTTAAGTAGTGCTGAAAATCATTTTTGTCTATATCTATCTCTAACTCTGCCGTTTTGTAGTATACACTACGTTGTAAAATTCTTACTTTTTTCATAAGTGTTCTCATATTACTTGTTATTATTTATTAGCCACATTAACTGCGCATACTCTTCGTACTCTAATTCATTGTTAAATCCGTATTCTCTCATTATATATAGTATTTAATTAATATTCATCTTCTTCGTCGAACTCTGCCCATTCAAGGCAAGCACCACATAGCTCATCACTTAAATATGATGGTGGTGCACTACAACAATTGCTTATCATAATTATATTTCGTATAAATGTTTCTTGTGAATAAATATCTCTACGCATTGCTCTACATTGTCTGTGTGCATTACGCTGAATTGTCCTGAGGCAAAGTAATCCTTGTCCTCATCACCTACAAGTATCTGTAGGTCTCTGTCTTGATCCTCTATGTTTTGAAGGATTTCTGCTAATTGTTTTACTTTCATAATGTATATATTACTTCATATTTATTTTGCTTTGATGGGTACTCAAATAATGCTGCCCCACCATCGTTACCCTCATCATCACATTGAAGCATAAGGTAACCTCCGTCCGTAAAGAATATGATGAGTGGTCGTTTGTACCAACCCATGTCATCAGCCTCTTCTCTTGTCATGTATCGACAGCTGTCGATCTTTCTGCCTTTGAGCATCTTGCTCATCTTGGCAGAGTGTTGTTCATCTGTTGTTCTCATATTAGTCTCTGATTGAAAAATTAATGCGTCCGTCTTTAATACATTTATACCCACCATACACACTATCATGTGTTTCCTTTTCAACTCGATCTATTAAGTCGTATGAGGATATCCCCTGATTTCGTGGTATGGGATAGGAAAAGCCATTGTATCCTGATTTAGCTTTCTGTTTTGCTATCTCTATGATAGCCCAAACATGTTTTCCGAAGTTGTTCGCTTGCGCGTTTTTGTTTACTTGAATTTTCATATAATTAAAATTTAAAAGTTAAATAATTCTTTTTCGTCTCCTATAATTTCTCCGTAGCATATGTCACAATACAACTCATCGTAGTCTCTGACTGGCTCGGGGTTTGCACAACTACAAAACTCACTCACATGATCCCAACCTTTTACATAAGAGTCGTTGTATGTTCTTGTATCCCAATCATCAACGTATACATGCTGAGCATATGTTTTGTGGTATATACCCGAGTCTTCTACGGTGTCATTGAAGTATACATATGGCATGAACACATTACCTTTCTCTGTCTGTACCTCTACACACTTACGCTCATACCAACGAGGGTGTCCTTCAAGTGCATCAATGTTAGGCAATTGCGTCCTGTTGTCTACAAGGAACAGGTCAATCTCTACATTGTGACCGACACCTGGCTTGTTGAGTAGGTATGGTAATCCATTGATAATGAGTGGATACTTCTCTACTGTGTAGCTCTTGCCTACATATGTAGCGTTTTTAAGGTGTGCATGATAATTGCTGTACCCTTTCTTAAGAGTACCATACACGCCTATCAAAGTCTTATCAAGCACATTATCTTTGCTGTAATGTATTTTGTTTTTGGTAATCCAATCCTCTTTGTTGTATAGCTGAAAGGTTTTCTTCTTGAGGTTGGCTGTCACAAATCTACAGTTGTTCATCTCCAACACTTCTTTCCATCGCTTGCGTGGTAATTCTGACAGGATCTCTGCCATGTGCTGAGTGTCTGTCTTTTTCTTGTTACCAAGATTGTAGATTGTGCCATTCTGAAACAGCACCTCGTTGTCATTGATGTTGAATGGGTGGCAGTTCTTTCTGTTCACAGCACCGACTGTCGCATACCTGAAGTGTGCAATGTATGGTCGCTGAGTCTTGAGAACCATGAACTCATCACTATCGTGATAGGTAATGTTCCACTTGTCCAACCATAGAACTCCCAATCCATGAGGGTTCTTGATTGCTGATGTCATCAATGTTTCTGTCTTGATGAGCTTCTTGTTGTTCTTTACTATAATAATACACATAACTAATCTTCTTCTCTTTTATCGTTAATAAATTCCCCTACTAGACATCCGACATCTTCTGCAATAAGATAATGTCTGAACTGTCTCGCCACATTGTATACGTGGTCAACCTTGTCCTCGTTGCCATTGTACATTTTAAGCACAATGTGTCTGACTTTCTGCAGGAACACCTCGAATGATACTCGTCTTGTGAATGAGTGGTACATCATCTTGTACAACAAGTCATACCTAAGCTTGAGTTGTGTTGTGTTCTTGACGGCTGATGGCAGTCTGAACTCTACTCTACTACCCTTGACATTTACAGGAGAATACTTTGAGTTGTTCTCCTTCTTCGCAGGTTTGTTTTGATTGCAGTAGCTACGCTTCAGTCTGTACCTGTATAGTGCATACATAAGTGCAAGTGTCTGTCGCATCTT